CCACAATTTCAAGCAGTTGCAACACCAGACTTCAAGGCAATTTTTAAATGATAAAATTTAGTACATTTCTAAAAGAAGATAAAGGTGGTAAGAATTTACATCTCGAACATATCGAAGATGAGATTCTAAACTATGGTGTTGATGGTGGTAGAGCTGCAATTAATTTTGTTCAATCATTAAGAGATATGTTAGCAGGTTCTAGTCGTTCATCAATTAACATGACTGTAAAATGGGATGGTGCTCCAGCAATATTTGCTGGTATTGATCCTGAAGATAATAAATTTTTTGTTGCAAAGAAATCTGTATTTAATATCAATCCTAAACTTTATAAATCAGTTGCAGAGATTGATGCAGATTTATCTGGTCAACTTAATGACAAATTTAAAGTTGCACTTGCAGAATTTTCTAAACTTAATATTAAAGGTGTTTTGCAAGGTGACTTAATGTTTACATCAGATGATATTAATACAGAGAATATAGATGGAACAAAGTATTATACATTTCAACCTAATACAATTGTTTATGCAGTTCCAATAGATTCTGATTTAGGCAAACAAATTAAAAATGCAAAAGTTGGTGTTGTATGGCATACAACTTACACAGGTGATGCACTACAAGATATGAAAGCTTCATTTGGTGCAGATGTATCTAATTTAAATAAAGTATCTTCAGTATGGACTGATGATGCAACTTATAAAGATGTTTCAGGTAAAGCAACAATGACTGAAAAAGAAACTGCAATTGTAACAAAACATTTATCAAATGCAGGTAAAACTTTTAGAAAAATTAATTCATCATTGTTAAAGAGTTTTTTAAATTTACAAAATACATTTACTGGTGTGTATGCAAGTGCAGGTTTAAAAACATATAACAATTCAAAAGTAAGAGAAGGTAAACCAGTATCAGATGCAAAGAAACACGCACAAGGTTATTTAAAGTGGGTTGAAAATGCATTTGATAAACAGATGAATAAATTAAAGACAGATAAAAGTAAAGAAAAAGTAAAAGTCAAAAAGACAGAAGTATTAAGAGAATTAAAAAAACATACAGTTAATTTATCAAACATTGTAGATTTTCAGAATCACATTGTCAATGCAAAAATGTCTGTAGTAAAGAAACTAAATAATGTTAGACAGTTAACAGATACATTTATCAAAACTGCAAATGGATACAAAGTAACAAATCCAGAAGGTTATGTTGCAATTGATAGAGTAAAAGGAAATGCAGTTAAACTTGTTGACAGAATGGAATTTAGTTTTAATAACTTTACAGCAATAAAAAATTGGGATAAGTAAATGAAAACTTTTAAAGAATTGATGCAATCACTACCAGAGAAGAAAGCAATGAGTTTTGCACAAAGACGAAAAGTAGGTATTCGTATGGGAAGAATGGCAAGATCATCTGCATTTCAAGCTAAATTAAAAAGACTTCGAGGTAAGATGGCAACACCTGATAAGTTAATGAGAAGAGCAAGAAAACAAGCGAAGATGTTAGCAATCAAAAAGTTTGGTGGTGTGTCTGCAAAAAATTATGCACAAATGCCTGCATCAAAAAGAGTTACATTTGATAACAGAGTTCTTGCAACTAAAGGTGCATTTATACAAAAAGTTGCAAAGAAGTTATTAAGAACAGTAAGACAAAAAGAAATACAAAGATTAAAAACTTACAAACAAAATTTGAGTGATAAAAAATGAAGGTAACAAAAGACCGAGCCATACAAAGATTTCAACAGAATCATCCTAAAACAAAAGACTATGATGCGTTTGTAAAAACTCAAGGTGCATCATTACAAAAAAAGTTACAGAAGATGGTTGATTTTGCAATGAAGATTCCAAATAAGAAAAATCAAGCAAAATATATTGATAACGAGGTTCGTGATATAGAAAGAGAATTAGTTAAAAACTACGAAAAACAAATGAAAAAAGAAGAAGTTGTTTTAAAAACATTTAAAGAATTAAGAGAAGAAAAAAAGAAAACTGCTGTGTTTACTTTTGGTAGATTCAATCCACCAACAATAGGTCATGAAAAACTTATTGATAAAGTTTCTAAAGTTGCAGGTAGTAATCCTTATTTCATTTATCCATCTCATTCACAGAATACAAAGAAAGACCCATTACCACAATCTTTAAAGATTGCATATATGAGAAGTATGTTTCCAAAACACGCAAAGAAAATTATTGCAGGAACAGAAAAGAATGTATTTGACATTGCAGTATCATTATACAATAAAGGATTTACTGATATAGAAATGGTTGTAGGTTCGGATAGAATTAGAGAATTTCATAAGATATTAACAAAGTACAATGGCTTGCAAGGTAGACATGGATTCTATGATTTTAAAACAGTTACTATAACTTCTGCTGGTGATAGAGATCCTGATGCAGATGGTGTAAAAGGTATGTCTGCATCTAAAATGAGAGGTGCAGCTTTATCAAATGATTTTGAAACATTTAAATCTGGATTACCAAAAACATTTGGTCATGCACAAAAAATGTTTAAAGATATTCGTAAGTATATGAAAGTTGTAGAATCATTTAACACAATCTCACCTACATTAACTGAAGAAGATGTTATAAGAGATATGTATTTAGAAAATAAAATCTATAACATAGGTGATATAGTTGAAGATGTTTATACTGGAGTTTCTGGTGAAATAATTCGTAGAGGAACAAACTATCTTGTATTTGCAGAAGAAGATGGAACAACACATAAGAAATGGTTGTTTGAAATACAAACAAAAGAAGATTGTTGGCCAGGTTTTCAAGCAATTGGTATGAAAAAGAAAAATGGCAAAATGGTTCCAAACTGTGTTCCAGTAAAAGAAAGAAAAACTGCACAAGATAAAGATATTAAAGATAGAGAAGGTTCACAACCTGCAAAGTATTATAAAGGTGTAACTAAAAGTACAAAAGACGATAGAGCTCGTCATTTTGAAAAAGGTGCAAAGAAGTCTGATGATGACCCAAGTGCATATAAACCAGCACCAGGTGATGCAGGTGCAAAAACTAAATTATCAAAATATACAAAAGCGATGAGAAAGAAGTATCCTGATTTGTATAAAGAAGAACCAAGAATACCAAGAAAAAAAGGTCAACCTGCTAATTCAGATAAACATTCTGATTTATATACAGATGAAAATCCAAAAGGTACTATTCAGGGTTTAAAGTTTGCAACTGTTCAAGATGCAAAAGATAGTGTTAAAAAAATAGAATCATCTGGTAAAACTCATGCACACAAAATACAAGCTGCAATTGCAATGGAACAAAGAGCAAGAGTTATGGGAAAAACAGCAGAAGCAAATGTTTATCGTGCATACATTGAGAAAATGAAAAAGAAAACTAAAGAGATGCAAAAAGAAGATGTTAATGAATCTGCTGATGCATCATTAAGAAAGAAAGCAGAAAAGTCTGGAATCTCTTTCTCAATATTAAAGAAAGTTTACAATCGTGGTGTTGCGGCTTGGAGAACTGGTCACAGACCAGGAACTACTCCTCAACAATGGGGTCATGCAAGAGTTAATTCTTTTATGACTGGTGGTAAAACTCGTTCAACTGCTGATAAAGATTTATGGCAACGACACAAAGGTAAGAGTGAACAAGTAAAAATTATCAAATTTAGTGAAGCAATAAAATGCCCACCTGCAACTCAAAATTTAAAAATTAATACTACCAATAGAGATGCAACAATCAAGAACTATAACTATGGTCCTCTGAATGTTGATGAGCCAGGTGATTATTGGGAAAAGATTGCAAAGTATTGGAAAACAACTGAAGATGCCGCAAAGAAATCACTCTGTGGAAACTGTGTTGCATTTGATATTTCTCCACGCATGGATGATTGTATGCCTGGTGAAACATCTGATGATGATGGTCGTTTAGGTTATTGTTGGATGCATCATTTTAAATGTCATTCTGCAAGGTCATGTCACACATGGGCAAAAGGTGGCCCAATCAAGACTGACGAGAAATCAAATGATTGGCAAGAGCGTGCAAAGATGGATGAAAAAGCACCAAATACTGCTGATGCAATGAAAAGATACAAGTCTGGTAAAGCAGGATTTACTGATATTGCACATTTAAAAGCAAAAGGTTTAATTAAAAGAAGTGATGGTACAAAAAGAAAATCAGACAAATACGAAGAAGGTGGTGCAGGTGATTTTGGAACAGATAAACTTGCAAACAAATATAAAAAAGATACACCTGGTCAATCAGTAAAATCATTTACAGAGTTTCGTACATCATGTTGTGAAGATTGTGAACAAGAATCTGATTTAATTGAATCAAATATTTACAGAGTTGGTTCTCAAAAGTATTTTGAATACTTTTTAGAAAAGAAAAAACTATACAAAGAAAATAAATTAAAAGTCGATAACAAATTTGACATTGAAATTTTAGAAGGTGATATTGGTGAATATGCAGAT